TATGGCAAACATTTCTTGCGCCGATGCGGCCACACTAATTGCGGAGGCTCAGGGAGCTTCGTGCATGAGTCCGCGTGAACGCATTCTGCTGGAGATTGGCCTACTCTGGGAGGCGGCGACGCTTGGCGGAACGGCGGATATCACGGCGGATAACACGGTGATAAGCGCGGACGTGACGATAATCACGGCGGACATGACCGAATTTCTGTAGGTCAACGTAACATTCATTTAGTCATATATGTCAAAGCAAACCATCAATATCGGCGCATCGCCGAACGACGGAACGGGGACGCCGCTGCGGACTTCGTTCGATTACTGCAACCAGAATTTTACGGAGCTGTACACGGCCACCGGCCCGAGCGGCAATAACATCGTCGTACCCGGAAACGCCACCATCACCGGCGATCTGACGGTGGACACCTCGACGCTGAAGGTTGATTCGACGAACAATCGGGTGGGTATTGGTACGGCGACACCCAATAATACTCTTACCATAAACGGAACCGCAGCCACTTGGACAAAAGGTGCATACATAATTTATAGTGATGCTGGAAGCACTTACATTGGTGGACTTGGAAACGGTGGAAACATTTTCGGATCTGGCACTGATAACGACATTGGAATCACGACTGGAGGTGCTACAAATCTTCGGCTTGGTACTAATAATACAGAACGGATGCGAATCGACTCCTCCGGCAACGTCGGCGTGGGGGTTGTGCCTAAAACCACAAGCGGAGTTTACAGAACAATCCAGAATAACAACGCGGTAATGATGGGAGCAGCATCAGATCCTGGTGCTTACTGGAACGCAAACTGCGTTTACAACACCATCTGGAGGTACATCATCAATGGCAGATCGTCCAGATATGAACAGGGTCCTGGAACCCACGCTTGGTTCTATGATTCTGGAACTCAAACGGCTGATGCGAACTGCTCCTTTGTCCAAGCAATGACCCTCGATGCGAGTGGTCGGCTTATTCGTGGTGGTTCAACTGCTGACACTCTAGGAACTGATGTGGCCACCATGGTTAACATCGGTAATTTTGCGGTTCAGAATGCTGCAGCTGCTGGGACGTATATTGCAATTAAGCCGGACGTTGCAAACCAAAACGTCAACATCAACATCGACGCTCGGACAGGTGCTGTTCCCGATCTTCGATTCTTGTTTTCAACTGTTGAAAAGTTCCGCATGACTGCGGGTGGAAATCTTAATGTGCAAAACGGCAACGTAGTGATGACTACGTCCGGCAAAGGCATCGACTTCTCCGCTGTTACCGGCGGAACCGGAACGGCTACTGCGAACGTACTGAACGATTACGAGGAGGGGACGTTTACGCCGACTGTTGGAGGTAGTACTACTGCTGGTGTTGGTGTTTACACAACTCAAACTGGAAGATACACAAAAGTTGGGCGACTTGTAACAGTTGAGATTTACATCGGTTGGAGTGCACACACTGGAACTGGCAACCTTAGAATCTTAGGTCTTCCATTTACCGTAAACGCTACTAATTATTCAGCAGCAACGATTGGAATTATTAACAACATTGCATTATCTGCAAGCAACACGGCTTATGCATTTAATGAAATTAACAGCACTTTTATCAACATCGTTCAATCTCCAGTTGGTGGAGGTTCATTTACTGATGTTCCAATGGATGTTGCCGGACTTTTTGTCATAAGCTCCACCTATTCTGTCTAATCCTATGCTAACCGAACGCACCATTTTCTCGCTCTGCGAGGTTCTCCCTAACACGACTTTGCAAGTCCGCCTGTCGGACCAGATCGTCGATGGCGAGGTTGTCAAAGCCTCCACCTTCCGCCGCTATTGCTTGTCTCCCGGATCCGACCTTACGGGTCAGCCCGAGCAGGTTGTAGCGATTGCCAACGCCGTCTGGACTCCTGCCGCTGTCGCAGCCTACGCCGCAAGCCAAACCCCTAGCCCCACCATCCAATGATCGTACCAGTCAATATCGTAGCAGTGCAGGTGAATCAGAACAACTCGCTGTTTGTTACGACCGGAACGGATTACGACAACAGCGGAACGATTGTCGGGTCTGAGATTACCGCTCAGTACACGCTGAATCCCGGTGACGACCTTACTGGTCAGCCGGTTGAGGTTGTGAATATTGCCAATGCGCTGTGGACTTCGGCGGTTGTGGAGGCTTACAAGCTGGCGAATCCGGTGCCGCCTCCTGAGGTTGTTCCTCCGTTGATCGAGCAAGCTGTGCCAGTTTTGGTTGCCAATGACGCCAGCGTGTCCGATGCTCCGGCGGCATGATTAAAATTGAACTGACCGTCGAACAAGCGAATACCCTGCTGCAACTCATCGATATCGCCATCAAGGCTGGCGGTTTCCAGAATGCAAAGGTCGGAGTACCTCTGGCTGAAATCATTCTAGAAGCCGCCAAATCGCAGGCTCCAATCGCTAACTAACCATCACGATGACGGACCACCACACCTTCTTTAGAGACATTTCAATAGGTGTCGGTGGTCCGATCATCGGCATTCTCGGGAACGCGGTTTTATCCGATCCTCATCTCAAGACTGCATCGTTGGGACTTGGCGCACTCGCCGCGCTTCTCACTTGCGCAGTCAAAGCACTCGAACTGTATCGCAAACTAAAAACAGAAAAATGAACTCCAATCTCTCTTCTCTTCTCCGCCATATCTTGACCGCTGCCGGTGGTTTTCTCGTTGCCAAAGGGTTGGCCAGTGCTGATCAACTCGCTGAACTCGTAGGCGCTGTCGTAAGCATCGCTGGCGTTGGCTGGTCTGTTTACAACAACAAGAAGGCAGCGAAGACCGAAGCTCCGAAAGCTGAATGAACTTCTTGGCCGACTTGGTGATGAAGCTGGTTATCTGGCTTCACGCGCTGACGAAGCAGGATGTCTCAAGCGAAGATGCGAAAAATCAACCCGATCTTAAGCGCGGTCTGCTTGCTCGCATTGATGAGCATGAGCGTGAGTTGCGCGAGCCGGGTGATTTACGTCCCCCACGGTGAGCCTGTGCGCCTCGCCGAGAGCGTTAAAGCTAAGGTTTGGGTGGTTGACGCCAACGGCAAATCGGTGCGTAGTAATAACCGCATCATCATCCACGAAGGCTGGTATGCACTACCAAAGGACAAATGAGCAATAACGCACCGTATAAAGGTTCACCCGCCGTCGGTGGTGGAAGCGGACCTTACAAACAGTCGCCGCCTCCAAAGCCTCCGGTTAAACCAAGTCCAAAGCCGGTTCCAAGTGGCAGCGGACCTTACCGTAAGTGATTCAAAGCAAAATCCCCCGGCGGTAATAAAAACCATCGGGGGATAATTGTTTCTACGCGTAAGGTCAGCGTCCTAACGACTTCATCACGTTGGCAACAAAGTCCTCGCTCTTGGCAGAGTTAGTATTCGCCGACTTGAAGCCGGGATTTGTCGCTTTCGAGCTTACACCGGGTTCGCTTCCACGATACTTCGCCAGTTCGGCTTTGAGGCGCTTGTTTATCTCCACCTGAGAATAGAGAAGCTCACGGTATTTTGGCGCGGCAGCGGCCCATAGAGCGGCCTTGGCGAGGTCTTCTTCGCTGTTCTCGCCGTTGAAGATCTGTTGGGCGAGGTTAAGTCGGCCAGTCAGCTCCGTGTTCCATTCCTCGTCGTTTTCACGCGGCTCAAAGATTTCAAGCGCACGGGCATTCTCGCTGACCTTTGTCCAAGTCTTATTGGCCGACTCCAATGCAGCGCGAGTGCCTTGTTCGTTCTCCTGCTGATACTTCGAGATGATCGAGTCGTAGTCAGCCTTTGCTTCGGACATCTCAGCAGACTTCTCGCCGTTAATTTCGTCGTACTTGACGATAAGAGCGCCAAGTTTCGCCTTTTTAGAGGGCGAAAGACCTTCGACAATGTCGTCGATCTGCGAGTTCCGGTAGTCGTTTTCAGGTGACTTGAGCAGGCCAACGAGCCTATCGCCATCAGTGCCGACGACAGACTTCATCGACTCGAACACGCCGGTAATCTTGCCCTCGTACTTCTTAACGAACTCAGGATGACGCTCGATATCAAGCAGGCGAACACGCTCAGAAAGCGCGTCACGCTCCTCTTGCAAGGTCTTAAACTGCGCTTCGGCGTTGGGATTGGCAACCTTGCCAGCCTTGAACTCGTCCAATTGTTTTGCGAGCTGCGCCTTCTCTTCCTTGATCTTGCGGAAAGCGTCAGCGGCCTTCGTAGACTTGATGGACTCAGGGATGCCAGAGTCATCAGTAGCCGAGGAATCCTCGGTAGCTGGAGCCTTCTGCTTCGAAGTGAACATCTGCTCGATATCCATCTCAGACCTACTGAGCTTGGTGTTCGACTCAGACTTTGGCGTCGATGACTTCTTCTGCTTAGGCTCTTCAGTTACCTGAGAGGCAGAATTGGCCGACTCATCAGCCGATGCGGCGTCATCAAGAGTGTTTGCCTTGAACGCGTCGATGAACGAGTTGCCAAAGTCAGGCGGTTGCGCGGAGTGAATGACGGGGGAGTTGAGTGGTTCTTCCATAAATTAATATTGTTTTTCGAATGTTGCTTCAGGTTCTCTCGTTGTGTCGGTTACTGCAAGTTTTCGCAGGTTTTCAAGACAATGCGCGTAGCCAGCGGTTACACCGGCAGCGAAAACAATGTCAGATTCCTTGGTTCCGTTGGATGGCATTGGAATTGGCATCGACTCTGCGACGATGCGTAAAGCCATCCGAAGAAGCGGATTTTGCAGAATAACTGCAAGTTCTGCTGTTTGCCCCGAAGTTGTCCATTCGAGAATGTCTACCTCAGGCAACTGCATCAGGTTCTTTGCTGTCTCCTTGCGGTTCTTCGTCGAGCCTCTTAGCCAGTTGATCATACTTTGATTTCTTGTTTCGTTTGAGTTTGTGTCTTTCGGGAATTGGATCGAGAACGTCGTCTAGCCTCATCGGCTTCTCTTTGTTGACAACATCGCGCTTGGGTCGAATCACCTTCGTCACCTCCAGCATGTCGGCCAATGGAAGCTTGATGTAGCCGCAATCAACATCGTTGATGCCGTACGAAACGACGAATTGATTCTTTGCGCTGTCGAAGAATGCGCCGCACGGGAACACGACCGCAGGCAATCCCGGCCACCAGTCCTGCTGGTTCGTGCCACTCAGGATCGGCAGCGTTGTCATGCGAACGATGCGGAATGGAGCCTTGGTTTCGAAAGCGTACGCACCCATGTAGTAGCGTCGCTTCTTGTTGATCCAAGGGAGAGAGCTATGGAAGAAAGTCCAATACAGACCGTCGGCAAGAATAGGATTCGATCCTCCGCGCACCTCTCCAAACTTCCATAGTGGATTGAACTCGTCGGTGACGTACTCCTGCTCCTTTTCTAAACGCCCATTAAGGCGCACAACGACATGAGGGTTGGCCGAATACACCATGTGCGGCGCATTATCGTGGACGAAGTAGAGCCAGTTCTTCTCATGGCCATCATTGATCATGGCCTGCGCGTAGTTGTTGCCGTAGATCGTATCGAAGCGGCCTACGTTCAAAAACTGCTTGTCCAGAAGGAACATGCCCTGATGCGCGTATGACTTGAACGGTATGAACGTGGCGCAACTGACGCCGTACTTGTCGCCGAACTTGATGACGCGAGGGTCTTCAAACTGTTCGAGAGGGTAATGGGACGTGAGCTGGAGAAGAGCCTTTTTTGTGGCTCGTAAATCTTTACTCAGCTCGAAGACAACGATGTCGTTCTTCTCGACGTAGACATCCTCATCCTTCTCGCGCTTGTTACGGCAGCGACGTGCGAAGAGCAGGATCTTGCCATCCGGCTCCTGCATAATCGCTGGATTGAAGTAGTACGTCCCGGTTTCCTGCGGAAGGACGATCTTGCCAGTCTCCCAATCAGTTTGTTCGCACAGCTTGGGGACATCATTTTTTGCGTAGCTCATTAGAAACTCGGCTGCGAATTTGATTTCATCGTAGAGAGCGAGCCAATGATCGCGTTCCTCGCGGACCTCGGTCAGATGCTCGTCGTGTTCTTTGGTTCGAATCTCAAGGGTTTTGCGGAGGTCTTCGATTTCAGCTAGAAGATCCACCTGACCATCGCCTCCATTTGCAAATCGTTTGAGAGCTTTAAGGGACAGGCTTCGAATTATGTCTTTCATTGTTTTCGCACAAATACCCGTGTTTTTCCGCCTTCCAGATACGTTGAATGCTCGTATTTTTTAAGCGCAATCTCTTGGACAAGCTTCATGGTTTCCCAATTCGCGTCATCCATGAT